CGATATCATCAGCTTCCTCGCCTGTCACCTTTTCAAGGATGACATTAACAATCTCATTGAGATTGACCATAACTGACTTCTTTGAAGTCAGTAGAGCTCTTTTAAGTTCTTTCTCCGTGAGAACTGAACCATTAGAGTATAGACCTTCGATATTATCGAGGTCATCCCAAGCTTTCGCAACGCGACGCTTGACATGTTCTGTGCGGTATCCGCCCACAACTTGTTGACCCTCCATCATATGGCGGATCATAAATGACTTCTCAATTTCATTGGGAAGATCGTTCAAACTTATAAAGCCTTGCTTTCTAAGTCTAGACAGCTTAACCTTGAAGGATAATCTGTTTGCCGGATCGATTTGCTTCATGCATTCCATGAGCGAATCGGCCGGAAAGTAGCCCAGATTTTCTAGGACTACTTCTATCCACTCCCTTACAAAGGCAGCGGATTTAACTCCTCGCGGAACATCGTTCGCGAAGATTCCAGATAGGGCTCTTTGAGCCCTATATCCAACAGCACCACCAGTGATGATGCTTCTTAACGCCCGATTAAAAATCGGAGGCAGTTTTTCTAGATAACGGTTATCAACCGCTATCCCGAGACCTCCCAACTGTGTTGGAAGGCTTTCAATTGCACGTATCGTGCGATGATGAGGTCCAAGAATAAAATTCCTGAACTTGTAAAGCGCGCGGTCAATGACCATACGCTTCTCACCGCGTTCAACGCAATATTGTAGATTCGAAGTAAGACTTCGAATTTTTCCGATGGCGACATTTTTGTCGTTCACCGTTTCTAACGCCTTTGAGAAAGGCGATAGCAACCGTACTTTGACTGTGTCAATGAACGGAGAATTCTCGACATTGTCGGGAAGTTCGGATATCGGCCAATTTAGTCGACACCCTTTAAAGTATAGGATTTTCTCCGTATACATTACAAAAAGCTTCGAAATTCGATGCTTTTCTTTGCTTATCAAGGAGCCGAGCCCTCGATGAGTTTCCGTAATCTTTTTAAGATACGGTATAGGACCGATCGCTAAGTGATCGTCTCCACCCACGTGGAAAGCTCTCCAGCCACTGACTGGAGTGTTTTCACGTTTATAACTCAGTTCCATGCACTGAGTATATGCAACCTCCTCAGTGACGAGGTTGACTAATGTGAGTATTGTCTTTGACAACGGCTCACCCATCATAACCCCTCTTCGAAGGGTATATGTTTCTAGATCTTCAGTGAAGATCTGCCTCTCACAGATAATATCTGCGAGCCAAATCCATCCCTTCTTTTTGATACTTTCAAGGAAAGATATCAACAGTTGCTTTGCAACTGTAAGAGGGATAGCATCAGTGGCCTGTTCCAGGTCACTGCTAAGGACAGCTAGATTAATAATCCGGCCATCTTCAATCCTCTCGAAACTGAGTCTCGAGAAGTTACGGACCGCATGCCACGCTTGGTCCGCGCGCAACATAGTACTATTAGCACTAGGATGGTAAGACAACATCTCATTGAGCATGTGACTTAATGGTTGCTGTAGTACAGTCAACCACCACGGACCCGTCGTAATTATACGGGCTTTACCGCCAGGCTCTGATACAGTGCACTGACGTAACTCTATAGGTCTATTAGACCTTAGATTCTTCTGCCACATTTCAAATGCGA